GTTATAATCTTCCTCTGATAACTCCTCTTGCATAAGATCGTCAGCCTCACGACCCATTTCTGAAATCAAATCTGCAGCCCGTTTAATATCTTCATCTGTTAAAGGGGTCTTTTTTATTTTAGCTCTTTGTTTTACTTTTTCTATTATGACACTATAATAAGATTTCATATCATCTGCCACATTACATATAGTTATAATTCTTTCTTTTGGTATAGAGAATACACTATCATTGGCAAATTGCATCCAAGGTCTTAATGAAGTAAAGTCTTCCACCATACCCACGCCAATAGCTTTACTGTTTAAAAGTATTTCTAGTGGATCAGTAATTCGTAGGAATTGTGATTCTTCATCTGTTAGATTGATATTACCTATCAATTCAGAACCATCGGATAACTTCACAATTCGTAAAGAGTTTTGTTTTGTCATACTATAATATTTATATTAGTTGCCACCCTGGCTTTTTCATCTGTCTGGTAAATATGTCTATGAAATGTATGGCCATCAAAAATCACTAGTCTATTCTTAATAGACTGTATAGACCCTTCGCCATTAGCAAAATAAGTTCCACCATTTGTTGTATTAATATAATATATCATAGTTAAGTAATCAAACTCGCTACCATGATCTGTATGCAAGCCAACACCGTGTGGATCAGGTTTCTCAAAAGAAAAATTATTAGACATTCTAGTAAACAAATTAGTTCTAGCGCTTAATAATTCTTTATGAGGATAGTGTCTAAGTATAGGTTCTAAAGCTATATCATAATGTTCTATGTGGTCTTTTGAAGCATTATTCATAGGTGAAATAAAAACAGATTCATCATTACCATATACTCTATGGTTTTGAAACATATATTGAAAGAAATAAGAATCAGGTTGATGTTTTACTTCGTGAAAATTCCATTTTATAGTATGTTTAGGACAAAAAAATAAATCGTATTGTTTTTGCCAATCTTCTTCAGATAAAAAATTATCTATTATTTCAAATTTCGACATTATGTATCTCATATTCAAATTGTTCTTCGTTATATATCTTTACTCTCTCCTCAAAATGTTTAAGAGTATAATTCATCCTCTCATTGTGAGTGAGATCATCTGATATATCGTAAAGTTTAGCGTGAGTTTTAGAGTCGCCGAGCCTTAGCCCACGACCAATAGATTGTAGATTTCTTATACGAGATTTACTAGGACTTGCGAATACAACATTGTGTAAATTCCTAATATTAATACCAGTGGAGAAAGTTCCATAACTAGCGATAATAATTGCGTCATTTTCTTTTTCAGTAATTGCCCTAACTTCTTCCCGTTCAGCAGCGGATACGCCACCATGTATAAAAAAGACTTTGCGGTCATCTTTTACTTTGTCCTTTATTAGATTATATAGTATCTCGCCGTGCTTCTCTACTAATTGGTAAAGGCAGAGTGTATTACCAGTAGCTCGAACACACAGATTACGAATGAAATTATTTCGAACCTGTGACCCGACAATGTATTCAATTTCTTCTTGATAACTTTTGTCATATAGATACTTACTATCTTCTTTCTTGTGTTTTAAAATTAAACATCTTATAGTTAGGTTAGCAACTTGTTTTCTTTCAATTAAGTCTTTTGTTGTTGTAACCTTATTCGCAATACCAAACAAACCCTCTAATACTAACTTATGTGTTAATGTACCATCGAGTGTCCCAGTCAGACCTATCCTGTACTTACAATTAGCAAGTTTAGTCATAATGGTCGTTAATGATTTACTTTTAAATAAGTGTGCCTCATCACCGAACACCGCACCAAAATCTGAAAAAAATTCGTTTGACATATTATATATGCTTTGCCAAGTACTCACCACGATCTTTTTGGTTGTCATCTTGTCATACTTAGCATATATTCGGTCCACATTCTTTACAACATTATATCCATACGATTTAAAATCGCCATACATCTGCTCTACGAGTGAGGTTGTAGGTACAATAATCAGTACACGATTTTTCTTTTCGTCTTTTAATAAGTGAGCATAGTATCTAAGAAGGGAATAGATTATAAATGATTTACCACTTGCAGTCGGACTAACTAATAATGTTCTATTGAATTTTAATGCTGTGTGTACAGCGTCAATTTGATAATCTCTAGCTTCAAATTTCTGACCTAAATTATTACAAAACTTTTCTACTATATCTCTATCTGTTTTATTGATAACCCCAACCCCTGGGCCAGCAACTATTGGTAGGTCTCGTTCTTCAGCATATTGTTTTATGTATGGGTACAATCCCAAATACATTTCTTTTGTCTTTTGAGAAAACAATCTGATCTTACCATCCCATACTCTATTACGATAGGCAGGCATAAACTTAAATCCAGGAACTTCGAATGTAAAAAATTCAGATAGTTCTCTTGCAACATTAGGTTCAGCGTCTATTGTTAAATAGACATCATTCTTTTTCTCAACTATTAGGGTCATAAAGCGCCACTAGTAAATCTTCTCCACTCGATTGCGTTCTTTATTGTAAACGATCTATTGTTTATCATTCTTAATACCTGTTCTAGATAGTTTACTATTGCCTCTTGATATGCCATTTTGGCCTGTACCTTTTGTAAATCTTCGTCAGCATTAATATAGTAGTGTACATCTGCCTTTAATACTTTTAAATCAAATGGTTTTTCTTTATATACTTCAGGATCAGATTTGCCTGTATAATATTCCCACTTCTCTCGTTGTAAAGTCTTTTCTTCCCATTGAGATTTCTTCAATAGTAAGTTAAACTTATTATAGTATTGTAGATATTTGTTATGTAAGATTGGTGTCTTTAAAGATTCAGTATCTAATTCAGTATCATCAATAACTAAATCTTTGTCGGCTTGAGCCTGTATTTCGTCTAATGTCATAATAATATTATATCACCTTTTTGGTGAAAAGTCAAGGGTTATGTTGTACTTATTTGATTTATTGTATATCCAAGATAATTAAAACTTGCGGTACAAACAACATAGTCTACATCTGTACCACCGACATTATATTCTAAACTTGATATACTTGTCGGGTAAATATTTTTAAATCTTATTTCAGTTTTTACTATGTTTTTACTATTGAGTATTGATATTGTTGCGTCTGAATAAGTTCCTGATTCAGGTACAGGTCTAGTAACCGAGTCAGTATTTGTAGGTTTAGCTTGTGGGGGATTACCAGAGGCTAATAGTGTTGCAAACTCATCGTGGGATTCTGCAAAACCTAAGCGTGATATCCATTGGTGCAATTCATTAAAGTTATTTAAATTCTCATCTACTAAGAATGATATATTTAATGGATCAAAAGTTATTTTATCACCAGGCACTGGATAGTCATACATTGATGTTGGTACAGTAGTTGTACCCAATGATAATCCTGGTATATTAACAGACTGACAAAAGTATTCTGTTAGTGGTAAATAGTTTATTAACAATCTAAACTGAGTCTGTGCCGAGTAGTCTAGTTTAGTTGGTTGTCTATTAATAGTTCTTGTTTCTACCATTATGCCGCCTTATTAATTTTCTGTAATTGTTTTATACCGAGTTCAGCAATCTCTTCCGCTGGTTTAAATTCATCACCTTCATCTTTTAGTTCTCGCATATTTACAAAGTTTGCATAAGTTTTTTTAGTTCTCTTTGTAATAATGTGAGCATTTAATAATGTTTTAACTAAGACTCTAAATATGTTATTGGGATTTTTCATTTCAGTTCGTACAGTCTCATATAAATCAAAATGTTTTTGAGACTCTTCTAGTACCCATTTCCAGTCCAACCCAACTGTTTCGTATATATCTTGTTTCTCTCTAGGGTTAGCAAGATTAAAGATTAGTTCTAAAAATATCTTTTCTGACCAATCTTCTACTTTAATATGTTCACTACTATTTAGTTCTGGAACGGTACGATCTGCCCATATCTTACCAAACTTATGATGAAATGCCTCATCAGACATCACTAATTGTAATAGTTTTTTTAGTAGTGGGTCTTTAGTATCTGCGTGAGCCATAGAAAATGCTCCCATAGCAAGACCTTCGATAAGTATTTGCATACCTATAATTTTTTTCCATACAACATCACTTGATACAACATCATCTAATACTCTACCGAGTGTGTCACCTACTTTATATACTTTACCCCAGCGTTTTTTAATGTATTGATGAAATGCAAGAACATGGCGAGCCTCTTCTCTAGTCTGATTGGCTGCATACTCTTGAGCACCTGGGTCTTTTAGTATATGACATAGACTGGCACTAAGAGACATAGCACCTTGTTCTCCATGTAATATTTGTGATAGTACCCAACCGAATGATTCGTTTGCAAGTTTAATCTTTTGGTTTTCTGTAAGTTTATCTGCAATCGTAGGTACTTGTAATTCCATACAGAATACTCTAGGGTCTACCAAGTAATCTTTTTTCATATCAAAATCTACATTGTAATCAATATACTTTGTATCATTAGGATCCCAAAAATGTTTGTGTGTTTGACTTATTATTCTGTCAAAATCTGTTGATCTAGTATCGTATCTATTCTCATCTATCATTGGTGTAAAATGACTAGGCATAACAGCATTATATGCCTTATGTTTTGTGAGTTTGTTGTCGCCACTTCTAAGACTTTGATACCATCTTTTAGTTTTAAAGATTACATTCTTAGAGAGGACTAAACCTAGAAATAGATTTTCTTTGATGTTCATACTATTATTTATAACCGTAAAAAAAAGGGGAGCCCGAAGACCCCCCTTAATTTTTTGTTGCAAAAGCAACTAACGAGATTACATCAAGTTAGCAACTTTAACTCTTCTGTAATAGAAGTTTTGATTTGCAGCCGCAGGTGCGGTTACATCAATACTACCATCAGCAGCAGTGTTAGCAAATGGGTTTTGAACCATTCCGTATCTAGTCTTAAATCCAATTTTTGGTTGGAATGTATCTTGACCAACTGCTCTTACCATTTGTAATGGTACATAAGGGCAATAGAATAATCCAGCGTCATAAGGTGAAGAACCTTTATAACCAACCACATAGTATTGACTAGCAGAAACATTTGCAGCATATGGATCAACATAAACTTTAAATCTTCCGTTAAGAACACCAGCAAAAGTATTTGCAGTATCGTCAACATTTAGTGAGTTGTTTAGTGCAGGAGTATAGTCAAGTATACCAGCCATTTGAAGGGCAGAAGCAACATCAGCAGATGTAATGATGATATTACCTTTTCCTCTTCTTGTTTTTTGACCGATAGCGTTTGCGTCTCTTTCGAGTTGGAACATTAATCCCTTGAATTTCTCAACAGACCAACGACCGTTTGAGTCAGTATCTAAATCAAACACACCAGCAGTGGTTGTGTTTACTTCAGCACCTTTGTTAGCAACTAAGTAAATAGTTCTAACTACTTCACGGTTGATCTCTGCAAGAATTTCAGTAGATAAAATGTTTGCAAGTTCTGTTTCAGCGTCTAGACCATGGATTGCTTTTAAGTCTTGAGCAAGTTCCATTGTGTACTCAGCCTTTAAAGCACGAGACTTAGCAGTCACGGTTACTTTATCGATTGAGAACGCCATTTCAGCAAATGCGTTTGCAGCAGCGTCTCCAAGTGCCTCAGCCTGTGCAGTAGACATACCAACTCCAGTAGAGTAAGTACCTGCAGGTGAGTCATTAAGAGCAGCGGGGTTAGTCGCAGCAAAACCAGTTCCTGGAGTATTTAAATCTCCAGCAGCGTCATTCGCAGCGTGGTCTGTATCAGCTTCATTAAATAAAGCCTCATCGCCAGATTGTGATGTATACCTAGAACGCATAGCGAAGATTAGTCCAGTTGGACCAGTCATCGGCTGAACGCCACAGATATCGTAAGCAATCATATTAGGTAGAGCCCTACGAACAAGTGATATTAAGATTGGATCCCAACCAGCATTAACACCACCACCGATGTTTCCAGCTGAAACATTGTTGGTAGGCGCTGCCTCCATTAGGTTATCTTCTCTCATCGCTTTTTCTTGGTTCTCTAATACAACTGTGGTAACAGCTTTTCTGTAAGTATCCTTAATTTCTCCTAATTCAGGATGCTCAAGAACGGGCTGCCATTTTTCTTGTAAGTTTTCAGTTTGAAACATTGTTTCTCTCCTTGTTAATTAACAATTTATTATCTTACTAAATTTTTACTTTAGTAAGTGTATTAGAAATTGCGGCGGTGTAAGCAGCCATAGCTTCATTACCACCACTCGTTAGAGTAGCGTCACCAACCACGGAATCAACATCAGCTTTCGCTGTTGCCGTTTCACTATTTACTTTAGGGAAATAAGATTCTTTAATAGTATCTAATTTCTTACTAAAATCTTGTTCGTCTTTGAATTCGATATTCTCTGCTAAATCTTTCAGCTTTTCAGCGTCAGTATCAGCAAGTCCATCGGATGCTTCAGAAAAGATTTTTTCCTTAGAGAACGATAAGTTTGACTTAGAAATTTCAACATTCTTAGCAATCTCTTCGTTTAATTTTTTCTCTAATTCTTCTTTTTCTTTTGCCATAGCTTCCAAGACATCATATTTTTCTTCAGGAACATCAATATAATGTTCTTTGAATAAAGTCTTTAGTCCAGAAATAAAATCTTCAGCGATTTCTGAACGGATACCTTTATCAATAGCAAGTTTGTTGTCTTTAATCCACTCTTCAACTACATAGTTCAAGTATGAATCAACTTTTTCAACCAACTCTTCTTTGACAGCAGAAACTTTTTCTTCTACTTCTTTATCCGCTTTCGCTTGGATTTCTTTTCCTTTTTCTGCAAGGCGTGTTTTGACAGCAGTTTCAAAAATAGTCGCAGCCTTCTCTTTAAATTCTTCAGACAAGTCAGCGTCAGCAGAAACTAGAGCCTCAACATCTTTAGATAGATCAATAACATCTTCAGCTTCCGTATCTTCAGCGACAACTTCGTCATCTGATTCAACTTCTTCTTCTTTTAAACTCTTACCGGGTTTAAAATCGCCTTGACCTGCAGGGTTACTACCGTCATTAGCGTCTTTATTGACCTGATCTTCTACCTTTTTCGATTTATTACCAGCGTCAGATGGTCCTTTGCGTGAGTCGTCAGGTTTGACAACAGCAGCACCAAGGTCTTCAGCTTCGTTAGAAAGTGGAGATTTTTCAGCAGGTACAGCATTCTTTTTAGGTGCGTTAGCATCCTCTTGAATTTCTGTTTCTACCGTCTCTACTTCTTGTATTTCAGTATCAGACATAGGGTCTCTCCTTATTAATTTACATTTGCAAATTTAAATTGTAATAAAACTATTTATAAACCCTAGGATTTACAGTCCGCGTAAATACGCAACAATCTAAACTTTAGATAAAAAGTCTTTGAAAACTCTCGCTTTTACTTCAGCGAGTTCTCGTCTTTGAGTGCTCTCTATTACTTGTTTATATTTTTCAATTTCCATACTTTTCAGTACTCCATTGTCCCATACCCATTCTTTGCCTTCCATTATGCCTTCAACGAAAGCGTCAGGCGCCGATGGGTCTGCAACTATATCAGCTGCCGTTGCGAGATAGAAGTCATTGTTAATAACATTTTTGCCATTAACTTGTTTCATTGACCCCATACCTCTAGATGATACCCCTAATTGAGCACCTTCGTCAATTAAATTCTTGACGATTTTGCCGTAAGGTGTATCCATGACTTTAGCCTCGCCAATGAAATTTCTTCCTTCTGGTTTCAAACTAGTAATCATATGTGAAACTCTTTCGAGGTTCACGGTCGGTCCGTCAGGATGTCCTAACTCACCGAAAGCTCTTTTCTTTTCTACGAATTCTTTGTTGTATCTACCCACTTCTTTAGATAATACATCTACTGGATAAACTCTACCATTACGATTTTTAATGTCACCTTGTAGAAAGATACCACGAATTTTGTAATCTTTACCTGAACCGTTTTCTCTTGCTTCAGTTAAGACTTCGATATTTTCAGTAGTTTCTGTAATCAGTTTCATTTATCTTACCTCTACTATGATAGTATAACTATCACCGTTGTTAAAATTTCTTGTACTAAACAGTACATCACCAGCGGGTGAAGTACTTGCTTCTAATGTGGCATTATTTGCAATCTCATTACCATCAGTTCTTAAATCCCAGACACCTTGCCCAGTTAAAACAACTGCTGTTGAGTTTGCACTTGTAGCACCGCTACCTGCCCATAATATTTCTACAGCACCTTTTGGGTCCTGTGTATTGATAGACCAATTCAACTTAGATATTTTATTCGTTGCGTCCTCGGTCATATAAGTTAATGCCGAAGCGTCCATCTTTTTAACTAAAGTCTCTCCACTACCATCTGATAAGTTAGTAAACTTCATTGAAGTTTTTTGACCACTTACATCAGCAATAGTTTGACTTGTTACCGTATCGGCCATTTTAATATCCTAATTGCCAACCACTAACAGCAGTAGATAAAAACTCTTTATTGTCCATACCCATTACTTTATATAGCATAGGTTCATTATCAACTTTTTCAACATAACCATAATATTTACCATCTCTATAATAAACTACATCACCTTCTTGTTTTAAACCTAGTTTATCAAGATGGTCTTTTACAGGACCAATAAGTTTATTTTCAGCAAGAGCTCTATTCATTTGCTCCGTCTGTTTTACTTTCTAATTCTGCAATAACAAGTTCTAACTCTTCTTTTTTAGCTCTTAATTTTGCTAAATCTTCTCCGT